CAATCAGGCGCTTGAGCTTTCCCTGTGCAATCTTGTTAAACTTGTCGCCAATGATTTTGTGATGACGCCCTAAGATGCACTCAGGCCACATATGCTTCACAAATTCAATAAAATCGTTTTGGCACTTGTCCTGCTTCTCCATCTGGTCATAGCGGGAGAGCAGTGCCAAGGCTTCGTTCTGATCTTGCTCCGATAGAATCTCAAAATCTTTGAGGGAAAGCTCAGACATTTTCCCAAGCTTCTCCCTGAAACAACAAAGCCTCTGCTTCACGCCTTCTTACTAAGCCATCCAACACCTTGCCGCCAGCTTTGTTCCAACGTCGAATCTGATGCGGAACATCGGCAAAATCGTTTTCGTTCAGCCGCTTGAGCAACGTGGAATCTTTGAGGTTGGTAGGGCCAAGGTTGTATGTCCAAGCCACTAGCGCGTCAAACTGACTTTGCGTCAGATCCGCATCAACCAGCTCGTTAACGTAGCCCTCAAACTCCTGCAAATCATCGACCAACATATTGTCAGCGTCTTGTTGTGTGCAAGAGTCGCCCTCGTTGACACCTCTTGTGTGACCATAACCAATAGTCCAGACGTTGGCTGAGCACTGATATGCCTCAAGCTCGCAGCCCTCGAACTTTTTAATCAGGGATACCCCCTCCTCGCTGGTCACTCTCATCATCGAGTTCCTCGTCCAAATTTTTGTAATATTGTACAATAGTGAGCACTTGGCGGATATATCTTTTAACTTCCGCCATGTTTGCTGACAGGTTCTCATAACCTTTTGTCGATAAGCCATAGTAAGCGTTTGTCGGGGCGTTGCCCTCTTCAAGATCATCAAGATATTCCTGCATCGTCTGAGGCGTAAGAACCTTCCATTCGACAGGCAGCGTGGATATGGCGTTTGGCAGTGCAGGGTGATAGACGGCTGCTGGCTTGATGACTGTGACAACCTCGACAGGCTTGGTCTCAGGGATGTATGGCTCTCGACCTATTAGGCCGCAACCACTAAGAAGCAGGATCGGTAATAGCTTCCAGATCACTTAATACCCCCTTGGTGCCACGGTTGATAATGTTTTCAATCAGCCCCGGCTTGCGTAACGAAAGCACATTCATATCGTGCTTTGCGAACTTTTTTCGGATCGACTCCACCTCTTGCTGGGCTTGCGCGTTAGCAGCCTGAAGCTCGTTGACTCGATCCAGTATGCGCTGTTGGTGCTCTTCAGCCTCCGTGAGCTGTTGATTCAGGCTAGATATGCTGCCCTCCAAGACTAGCTGGTTATCTGCCGCTTGACGTAAATCCATAGCCATAGCTTGCTTTTCAGCCTCTGTTTTATCTGCGTACATCTTGAACGCTCCGACAGTAGCCAATAAAGCAATGCCTAGAACTCCTGTAATCTGCCACATTACGGCTTCCTGTTTGACCACGCTTGAGCGCCAAAGAACGCAGCCAGTATACCCGCAACTGATACGAAGTAGACTGCCGCCATATCACCTAGAATCGTTGCCGCTTGATTCAGCCCGAAAAGCTCGGATGCCACGACCAAGCTGGGGTACAACAACATACCCCATAAGGCAAACCAACTCATAGCCCGTTGGGCATCGGCACGTTCATGTTGCAGGCGTAGCTCTTGTAATTCTTTGCTGGTGTTTAGCTCTTCGTCGGTAACAATACCGTCCCCATCCGCATCGTATTCGGCGTATTCGCTGCCTTCTTGTAAACGCTTCGCTGCCATCAGTCCCATGTCCGTGTGTTGGCTGGCACCCGCTTCGGTATGCAATAAGCCGTTATGTTTTCCTGCATCTGGTAGCGGTTGTTTATCTTGGTTTTACCTGTGCTGACGTAATACGCAAACGTGTTACATCGTGTGATGTCTCGAAAGTAAAACTGATCGGCAATTGGCTCTCCATCAATAATCACGACCAACAAAAAAGCCATAATCATTTATTAAATCTTCAGCACAATTAAAAAAGCTAACACCGCAATCGTTCCGCCGATCAAAAACGTCAAGCCGCCAACCAACACTTGGATCATCAGTTGCTCTCTTTGCTTCTTCCTTCTTGCCAGCATTGCTAAATGCTGCTGTCTGGCGTCCTCCTGCTCAATCTTCGCTTTTTTGAAGCTGTCCAACATCTCTGGATCGACCATAGCGAGGAGATCGTGAACCGATTTCCAGTGCCGCTCATAGCTTTTTTTAATCATCGCCAGCTTGAGCAGTTCGTTCTGGCTAAGAGGTTTGAAGGTACTTCCTTTTCGCCTTACCTCAAATTCATTTATAGCTTCACCGAAATCAGAGATCGTGCCCATCAATTGCTGGACGCCAGCGCCAGTTTCGTTGGCCTGTTGGATCAGTCCATTTATGGCCGAAAGCGCGGCTGAGGCGGCTGCGACGCTCTCAATAATCACCGCTTAACTAATCCGTTAGACCAGAAGCTGGGGCAGAGCTACCGCGACAATAACGGTGGCATAGACACCCCAGATCATCATTTCAAGACGGTCGAATCGCTTGCTACCAGAGTCAAGGCGCTTTTCGATAGACTCGTACCGCACAGCACATTCACGCTCATGCGATTCAATCTGTGCAATTGCTTTTTCAGTGGGTGTCATTGAACCGCTCCTTCATTTTGTACAGGAAAACAATTTAAGTTTGCTGCTACTGTCCTTCGCTCGCCTTCACCCTGAAACGGATACACCATATGCTGCATCCATGATGGGAACATGTATAAGCGCCCCACCTGCGGCCTTACTACTACGTTCTGCGTAGGTTTAAGCCGTTCTCTATCCCATGTGCTCGACTGCCCATAGTTAAAGCAGAGACAGCCATCGCTTTCGCCAGAGGCATTATATAACCCATAGTCCTGTGATCCCGGCCTTGGCCCCTGCACTATCTGGGGCGGCACTTTAGTCCATGTCGTGCAGCTAATACCCATCACCGTCTTAGTGCCGTGGTCATGGATCGGGTTGTAATCACCCTCATAACTGTGGACTGACCATAGCTCATCCATCTCGACGTTACGATTACCGTCCAGCACCTGACCAGATTGGGCCATGAACTGGTTAATATACGTCACGCCCATCTCACACAAGAACCTAGAAAACGGTGCAAGCCTTGAATCTTCGTGATCCATTACTAGCTGCTCGCCTGTCTTGATCTGGCCCACTAGCGTATGCGCTGCGCTGACCTTATCGTCTTGCGTAACTAGCTCATCAAGATAGTCATTACACGATTCAACAAACTCTGTCGGGATGTCCAACTCCATCAGAAACACTGACGGGAGCGGGTGCATCTGAAACTGTATTTCAGCCATTTACGACTTCTTCAGTCTCTTCCTCGCCTTCTTCCTCTTCAGGCTCAACGAGTTGCGCGTCAGCTTGTACCTTAATCTTCATCATCAAAGGCCATGTGCCTGACTTGCTTGGTAAGTCGCCCAGTAATGCTAGGATTGCGTTGATCTCGTTTTCATTCAGTTCGATTTGCACGGTCTATTTCCCTTATGGTGTATATGCTTTGGCTGCGGTTACAGCACTGTCGATAGCGGTAAAGTCTTCTGACCCCCAATCGCCTAGCGCCTTGCCATACTCTAGGTAACCAGCACTACGCAGTACACGCTCTTGCTTTTCAGCATTCGTCATGTCGTTATAGAACTCGTTGTCTGCGTCAAGCACACTGGTGATTACATTCGCGCTATCCAGCATGGCTTGATACATCTGGGCTTTTTCTTCGTCGGTACGGGCTACTACTTCTTCAGACATGATGTCCTCCTTATGATTCTAATGCCGTTATACGGTCTGTTAGTGCGGTGATTAGTGCGCTTTGTTCTTGGATGGCTTTAACAAGGATTGGTATGAACTTTTCGTACCGCAAACCATACTGTTTTCCGTCACCAGATAGCGACACAGTCAAGTTTTTCTTATCTGCAATCTTGTAGCCAGCAGCTTCTTCAAGCGCCTGTACGGATTGTGCCTTGAAACCAATGTCCATCCAGTCTTCTTTATGAGTACCGTCTGGCGTCTGAGCGTTTAGGTCATAATCTTCAGCAGATTTATCGCCGTATTTTGAACGCTTGTCCCAGTAGTACGTCACAGGCTCTAACGCTTTTACAAAGTTTAAGCCAAGGTCTAGGTCAACGAAGTCAGTTTTGTCGCGCTCGTCAGAAGCGACGGTTAGAGCTACTTGAGAATTTAAGCTGGCGATATTTTCATCACCTAGAACCGCCGTATTAGAATTTGAGCCTGATATATTTCCGCCGGGGCTTCCTGTAACTCCTGCGTCATGGCCTAAAAGTAAGTTGTTAGAGCCGCTTGCGATATTAAGACCAGCAGCAAAGCCAAGCGCAGTATTGTCTCCGCCTGTAACAACCCCACTACCAGCGGCAGCATACCCCAGAACTGTATTACCACTACCTGTAGTCATAGAATCAGCAGCTTGACCCCCAACGATAGTGTTATGGATTCCTGTGGTGACATCGTTACCTGCGTCATAGCCTACGGCTACGTTGTAAGTATCTGTGTCTGTGCTGGGGTTTTGGTTTTGTAAAGAACCTGAGCCTACGGCTGTGGCTTTTGCACCGTTTACATTTACTCTCAACGAGGACTCACCAATAGCGGTATTATGACTTTGGTCTGTATTAGACCTGAGAGCAGAACCGCCCATAGCGATGTTGCTATCGCCCGTAGTATTTGACAGCAGCGCAGCTTCGCCAAAAGCGTTGTTAAACTGCCCTTCTGTGGTTGCTCCTAAAGAGTTATAACCGAAAGCATTGTTGTTAGTGCCTGTGGTAATTGCATCGCCTGAATTAGCACCAATGAGGGTGTTTAGTGTCCCCGTGGTGACTGCAGCTCCTGCTGCATACCCGACTGCGGTGTTGAAGGTGTCTGTGGCAGTTGTAAAGTTTTGAACTTGTAACGCGCCTTGTCCAATAGCGGTAGTTTTACTGCCTAATGTATCTGCGCCTAAAGCTGATCTACCTAGCGCAACATTGAAATCTGCGTCTGTTAAAGCGTCACCAGCAAGAGAGCCAAGTATGGTGTTGCTCACTCCCGTGGTGACTGACTTACCTGCTTCAGCACCAACCGCTACGTTGTAAGAGGTTGTAGCTGTTGTAAAGTTTTGGTTTCTTAAAGCCCTATAACCAATCGCCGTACTTCCATAGCCTAGCGTATCTCCAGATAAAGCCGTATAACCAACTGCAACGTTGTTATCAGCATCAGTAAGAGCATCACCTGCAAGACCGCCAAGGATGGTGTTCTGGACTCCCGTGGTCATTGTGTGACCTGCTTGGAAGCCAACCGCCACATTGTACGAATCGGTCGTTGTTGTGATGTTAAAGGCTTCTAACGCCTCGTTACCGATAGCGACATTTCTATCAGCAAGCGTATTTGTACTCATCGCGACATAGCCTATCGCTATGTTGTTATCCCCGCTGGTTATTGCATCACCTGCAAGACCTCCGACGAGGGTGTTGTACCTCCCCGTGGTTACTGCCGCACCTGCCGATGAGCCAACTGCTACGTTGTACATCGTAGTGGCTGTAGCTGGATTCTGAACTTCTAAAGCATTGAAACCAATTGCGACGGAGCGACTTCCAACTGTATTACCCCCTAGAGAGCCGTAACCCACAGCTACGTTGTAATCAGCATCAGTGGTTGCATCGCCAGCAAGACCTCCAACAAAGGTGTTTTGAATGCCCGTGGTGATTGAAAGGCCAGCATTTTTACCAACAGCTACGTTGAAACTCGATGTAGAGGTTGTAAAGTTTTGAGAAAACAAAGCATTCTGACCGATAGCAACAGAATCTTTACCTAACGTATCTGCTGTAAGCGCAGACTTACCTACTACAACATTTCCAGAGCCTGATGTAAGCGCATCACCCGCAAGACCACCGACGATGGTATTTTCGATTCCCGTGGTGGCTGAACCCCCTGCGGCGTGTCCAACTGCCACATTGTAAGCATCTGTAGCGGTTGTAAAGTTTTGGTTGTCTAAAGCAGACCGACCTATCGCAGTGCTTTTGCTTCCTAAAGTATCCGCTGAAAGAGCACTGTACCCCAGCACAGTATTATCTGCGCCAGTGGTAAGAGCATCACCAGCTATACCTCCGACAATAGTGTTCTTGATTCCCGTGGTGACTGCCCCACCTGCAACATAGCCTACCGCTGTATTGTAAGCATCTGTAGCTGTTGTATGATTTGAAGCACCTAGAGCAAAATAACCCATAGCTGTGTTGTATTGACCTAGCGTATTTGAAGTTAACGCAGCATATCCAACGGCAGTGTTGCGATCAGAATCAGTCAGTGCATCGCCAGCCTGACCGCCAATGAGAACATTCTCAAATCCTGTGGTGACATTTTTACCTGCATCAAAACCAACCGCTACGTTGTAAGCGTCAGTAGCCGTGGTGAAATTTTGTGCATTTAGAGCCGCCCTACCTATAGCTACTGACCTACTACCTAAAGTATCCGTGCTTAAAGCCTCTGTGCCTAAAGCAACATTAAAGTCCGCATCAGTAAGTGCATCACCGGCTAGTCCACCCACAAGGGTGTTATTGATTCCCGTGGTGACTGAAACACCTGCGTGATAACCCACTGCTACGTTGTAAACAGAAGTAGTGGTTGTAAAATTTTGATCGAACAGAGCGCCATGCCCTACAGCTACAGAGGCATCACCCTTTGTATCACTCGTTAGAGCAGTAGTACCTATTGCAACATTTCTAATCGCTGTATCGAGAGCATCTAGTGCTTGATACCCCACAGCTACGTTCTGATCACCCGTAGTCAAAGCCGTACCCGCTTCATCGCCCACAACCACGTTGTAGTTGCCGCCAGAGGTGATCGAGTTACCTGCGTTAACACCTACACGGACGTTGGATGTGCCTGCTGATGCGGTAACTAAATCTGCCCCTGTGCCAATCTGTACGTTGCCACCTGTAATCTCTAGTCCTGTAGTAACAGAGCCAGCCACCATCGTCTGTAATTTGAGGGTGCCATCCTCCGTACCGTCTGTTACATCTTCAATCTGTGCTTGAATCGTTGCGTAATTTGTAACATTACCGCCGTCATCGTCACCTCTGAATCTGATGAATCCGATTAAGTCGCTATCTGCGGGTGAGCCGCTGTCTCGCTGAAGATCAAGTATCGGGCCTGTGCTTGAGTCGGCGTCCGTAGACTTAAGCACCATTTGAGCAGTGTTGTCAGCGGTTGTGAAAGTCGCGGTCGTGCCAGTCAACGCACCGCTCACATCCATCGTGCCATTCACGTCAATAGCAGTAGCAGTCAGATCGATCTCATCGGTAGCACCCAAAGCCAATACTGTCGCGCTTGAGCCTTGTATGAACTGGCTCGCGTCATTAAACATGATCTTGTTGGTGCTGTTCAGCGTTAGACCAGAACCGTCTGTGTGCGTCAGTGTCGTATCGCCATCTGCACCAAACGTGATGACGGCGCTGTCAGAGGTAAAAGTCAGGTCGTCATCGATGAACAGATCAGGAACAGACAGGTCTTGAAACGCATCAACCATCGCAGCGCCTGATCCCGCACCGTCGCTGTAAATAGCTTTCGTCTGACCATTAGCAATTGTGATGGTGGCACCAGAACCTTGTTTGATAATAATGCTTTGAGATCCGCTGGTTGCGTTCTCGATGAACCAGAGCTTGCTGACCGTGTTTGGCCCTATAGTGATGGTGCAAGTGCTATCAAGAGTACCAGTATATTTGAGGAAGAGACTGCGGCCCGGATCAGAAGCCCCGTCAGCAATAGTAGTAGTATGAGTATCAGCATTAGTCGTAATAGCTTCCGTGCCAAAACTAAATGCCTCACCTATCAACTTAAGCGAACCGTTTGTAGTAGTGCCCCATGTGCCTGAGCCTTCCCCGGTGGCCAATTCGGTCAAGCGGAGGTCGTTAGTGTAGACTGCCATATTGCATTTCCTCGAATTTTTTAAGCGGCATCTCTTCCGGCTTTTATCTCTTCATATCCTGCGGATTGACTGGTATCGACAGCCGAATAACCCGCAGACTGAGTTGTACTGATTGGATTGTAGGACGGGTCTTGGTTGGTGTCTATCTCGCCCCATACCAGAACATCACCGACACTTGCAACCATTGACACGCCGACAAGCTCAACAATCGCACCAGCAACCGTGCTCACGTCACCAATGCCAGAGTTTATCTGCTGGCCGTCAACAAAAACATTGTTAACCGTTCTGGCTGTTACGGTTCCTAGCCCAGATGCAATGCCCTGACCTGTGAGCGTAACATTAGCCTCTGCATCGACTGTCGGCGCACCGAGTCCTGACGTGATCGACTGACCCGTGAGCTGCACGATAGCGCGAGCCACAACCTCAATAGAGCCAACGCTCGATGTGATTGCTTGGCCGGTAACGGGAACATTCGCCTCCGCGTCAACCGTAACAGCGCCAACACCTGATGTGATTGCCTGACCTGTCGGGGTGACATTAGCCTCTGCAATGACAGTGACCGCGCCGATGCCAGATGTGATCGCTAAGCCAGTGAGCGGAACATTCGCCTCACCGTCGATGGTGACGGTGCCCACAGCAGCGGTCGCCTGCTGTCCCGTAGGTGTTACATCAATAAAGAGCGGAGTGCCCCAAGCACCCTGCCCCCATGTACCGCGACCCCAGCCTTCTTGAGACATCAGTCAGTCAACTTTTCTTTGGCGTCTTTCAGACGCTGAACCGCAGTGCTCATGATGTCGCGCACCGCATTCGTCATGAAATCTGTCGCAAGCGAAGCCTCCATCGTCTCGATGGCCTCTTCAATATCCTCTAAAGCCGTCATAGTGACCTCCAATTAAGTCACCATGATAGAGCCTATGCAGCGTTAGGGACACCCTGAAATTTGCGGCTAAGGATGCGCTGCACCTTGGAATGCGTGAGCGGAGGTATGTCGTGCAAGCTGTTTACCTGCTTGGCAATCTTGCGAGCGCCAAGGCCACGCTTATGAAGGCGATAGATTGATTTCAGAACCGCCTGTTCTTCAGGCACCTCTTCGAGATACTTGCGCGTCTTACTACCCGTCTTCACCTCAACATGCCGAAAGCCATAGGGCGCAGATCCGCCAATCGCATAGCCGCGAGAGGCCCAGTCAAGCTTGCCTGCGGCAAAGCGATCCTTGATGGTCGCGTGTTCGATCTCGGCAACCGCTGATAACACCATCAGCATGATCTGGTTCGCCATCGAGTTCATATCGAACTTGGCATCCAAGCCCTTAGACTTGGCGGCATCTGGGTAGACAATCGGCATCTCGCCAAACTGCTCGCAAAAATACATCGTGATACCAATGTCTTGCAGCACGGGGATCAAGCCAAGAAGGTCAGAACTGGAGCGGCTTAATCGGTCAAGCCGAGTGCAGATCACCACGTCATGCTCATCGATCACGTCGGTCATGTCGCGGCTAGCTGGTCGATCTAGCACCGCATGAGTGCCAGAGATGCCCTCGTCTGCAAAGAACTCGGTCACCTCCCGGTTGTACTTCTCGCGCACAAACTCGCTGATCTGCTGCTTCTGCGTCTCCAGCGAGATGCCAGACTTGACCTGCTCGTCTGTGGATACGCGGACGTAGCCGTAGATGTTGTTAATCTGCTTGAGTGGGTTGCCGCTCATTTCACACCGCCTTTGTAGCCATAGTCAGTCATCTCTTCATGCAGCCGCTGCCAATTGATATCCAGCGGCATATTATCGGTACTACGGTCAGCAAACATCACCTGACCGTCTTTGACCAGCTCTACGCCATACACCGCCTTGGGCATCCCATCGTACACGATGTCGATGTTGTGCTTCAGGCAAGTGCGGCGCACTCGGTTGTAATACACCTTCTTTGCTTGGGCGCTCACGCTGCGCCCTCCTGCAAAAACTCTGCGTACAGCTTCTTGCCGTCCTCGGTGGCAGCAAGCTTGCGAGCCATGTTAGCTATATACTCGCCAAGCTCATTGATCTGCAACGCCTTATCCGCAAACGCAGAGAGCGTCTCTTCGGTTGCAGCAGCACCCTTGCGAAACAAGGCTGGCAGCATCATGGATTGTGCTGCGCTCAAATCATGCAGACGAGCAAACTTGTGGCAGTCTGAGTGTAGCAATTGTTCTTCAACGGTCAGTTCTCTATCAGTCATAAAATTTACTCCTGTATCTCTGCATCGACATCGAAGCCTTCATCACCGCCCCATTGAACAGCCAAGCTGTTATAGATTTTGCGATAGTGCTTGATGACCTTTTTAGCTTCACCGTTGGTCATAATTTCACCGCTCTCAAATGGCGTCACCCAGCCCTGCTTCGCCTCGTCCATCGACTGCTCTGCCAGCGCCATAATCTGATTGAGAATCTGGCCTTTTGCGTAATCCAGTGGTGTTGTGCCTTTCAAGGCGTTTGATTTAGCTTTCATCACGTACTCCTTCATCTTGAGCCTTGAGCATTGAGACAGCGCGAGCTGCTTCATCAAGGGTTCGTAGTCGATTAAGCTCGAACAAGTTTTCAAGGTCTTGAACGAACTGGTCATACCCGTGTTTGAGGACAACCGTTCCGTCATCCTCTTGGCGAATCCAAGCGTCTAAATAAATTTTGATTTCCATCACGTTTCTCCTGTAAGTGAAATTGCATCATAAGGACATCCGTGTCGATGTGCAACACTTTATTTGAATAAATTGTTTTGTATAGGGGTTTGCATATGGACACGGGGCGTGTTAAGATGTGTACATCACAACAAAGGAGAACGTGATTATGCAAGCAAGAGCTACGGGTAGATCGGTCAGTCATTACCTACAAGCCGTATCGCCACGGGACGTGCTGACAAACAAGCGATACAAAGTGTTAGGCACTCCGCTCAAGGATTGGCTGGTGTGCAGCCAGTGCCACAGGCAGCAGGTACACCACGCCCAGAACGGCGGTGATTTCGATAGCAACTGCTGGAGCTGCGGTGCTGACCACACTCATTTCATGTACATGGACGAGCTGGCCCGTGAACTTCCTGATACAGCAAGTCTGTATCGATTCAAGCGATAAGGGGGGGCGTGATGACTCTACTTAAAACCCAATACCTACAGCTCACCAACGAAGAGATCGAGATGCTGTCTACGCTTATGCGTAGCAGCTCCGACGATCCTCGCGTCAACGGGCTAATCGGCACCTGCTTTTGGTTCAAGTGCTATAACAAAGACGAAGAAGCCGAGCTGAAAGCGCGGTGGACGAGTATTCAGCAAAAGCTCGCTAAGTTTGTGGAGAATAGTGATGCAGATTGATAAGAATGTGCCGATGCCGTCGAGGGGCGGGGTCAACAAAACAAACAGCAAGTACAGACACCTAAACGAAATTATTGCAGCGTGGGAGGTAGGCGACAGCGTAGCCTTTGAGTTCGTTGCAAAAACTACAGGAAAGGACAAACGGTCTTCTTATTCGCTCGAAGCAACGGCTCTCGTAGGCAGGGCAAAAAAAGCTGGGCAAAAAACATCGATGCGCGTTATGGCTGATGAAGGCGTGATTCGAGTGTGGAGGGTGGAATGATGGATAAGCTAATTGAGCTGCTACGAAACCACGACTGGTATTTCGAGTACAGCGATGACCACAAGGTCTGGCAGCGCGGGACAGCTCAGCGAGCTGCGATCAATGCCGAGGCTGAGCGCCTTGGCCAACCAGAGCTGGTCGAACAAGCCTTTGAGAAGTACAAGGCTGGTGACCTAGACTGGTGGCTGGCTGAGCTGGAGGGAATCAATGGATAAGTATTTTCAAACGCTCGACATGGCCGCGTTTCGCATGATGCTCGAACCCGATAGCGACAAAGCCATGAAGCTTTACCGCCATGTGCTCAACTCTCAGCATGACGCAGGGCCAGAAGCCGACTACATTATCCGCCTGTGGAAAAAAGAGCGGGGAATCAATGCGAAAGATGACAGTAATAGCTGAGATCAGCGTGAAGACGCTGGTAGACCTAGATGTGCTCGAAGACCTGATCGAAGACGTGATCCTCGAAGCCCTTCACCAAGACGAAGAGGTCGAGGTGAAGGTGACGGCGGAGTTTGTGAAGGTGGCTAAATAGGCTGTACGGCCTCAATGAACGGCCTAGCCGCCTCTTGTCGAACTCGCTCCATTTCAGCCGTATCCCGTGGGTCTAAGCCGATAATGCCCAGAGCACCCTCAGTCACAGCTTCCGCTGCGGGAACCAACGCTTCTTGGAACAAAAACTGAGCTGGGTCGCGGCTGGGGCCGATTGGCATACCTGATCGTGTACGACCCATCTCACCCTGACCCATCAGATAGTCTCCTAGAGCGCCCAAACCGCCCTTCACAGCCTCTTTGTAACGCCTTCCAGTCGGTGATGCGGTCTCGAAATCAACCATCGCAATCGCTTTTCTGCGAGCCGCTTCAGCCTCTTCTGGTGTAGCACCCATCTCAAACGCAGCTTCAGCACCGCTCATGCCCATGAAAGGCTCGATAACCAAGTCAGACAAGCCCTCGTAAGCGACTTCGCCTGCACCTTTTAGCGCCCCCAATATGCCTGCGCTTTCGCTGGGCATAGCGTCAGGGAATGTGCGCTCAAGCTCTTTTGCTTTCTGCTCTTCCTCTGCCGCTTGGACTTTTTCCGCTGGCAGCATTTGCAGGCTAAGCAACCCGACTGGGGGAATCGTGTACATCCCTCGTCTTTTTGCCGCTTTTTGACCTATTGTCTGACCGTCTTTTGTGCTCTCGTCTAAGAGGAAAACTCTGCTGGTATGCTTGATACCGTTTTCGTCTTCAACCGTAATTGTCTTACCTTTGGGTTTGCCTGTCGTGGTTTCAGAGGGGTTGAAAATTCTTTTGATAGAAAATGGTATTTGTTCATCGTAAGCGCCAATCAGGCCGGGGTTGTTCCACCGATTCTTTTGAACTTCGCCCGGCGTAAACGCCACGCCGTCATACCCCTCTCTAGCCGCTCTATCGAAAATATATTTCATGCCTAAGTTGTTCCAACTTTCAGTGTCGGTAACAAACGGCGCTTTTTTGACAAATGAAGTGTAAGGGCTGAGCATTTTTGCGCCCTTCTTTGCTTTCTCGTCTGTGGAAAAATTGTTGTAGGCCTCTTTTAAGCGACGCATTGCGTCCCTTGGAAGACCCTCTAGTTCGAGCGTATTTTCGAGCAGCTTAGTAGCTTGTTGGTTCAAATCTCGATTTACTTTTCCATAGCTCTCGGCATCGAAAGCCTGTAACAAACGACCAAAGGCCTCTTTATTGAAATCAGCGACCGACGGCAAACTCGAATTTGTGAGTCCCGGAGAGCTGAATGCTTTAATTTTTTTGTCTATACCGGGCAGATCGTCTGTATCAACATAGTCCGATATGGTTTGTCTAACCAAAGTAGGATCAGACGGAAAACTTGTCGTTGATCTGATGGGGAATGAATCACCCTGTTCGATTCGTAGTAAGCGACCTTTCAACGCCTCTGGTAAATAAAAATTTTGGCTTCGCTGACTGTCGTAGAAAGCATCTTCGTAAATCCTTTTCAAAGCTGCTTTTTTTTCATCGACGGAAAAACTATTTGTAATAGCGTCGCCGCGAAGTTGTTTTGCGACCGTTTTTACATCGTCATAGTGGTCATCTAAAGCACTTTTGATTCTTTCCATCGATCTGGAACGAATGCCGAACTTCACGCTGTCAGCAGGTGAAGCGTCCCTGATATTGTATGGCTCACTCAACGCTCTGACGGTTTCATCGATAAAGCCGGGCAACGTAAAACTGTTTTTTGCCTTTATCCCTTCGTAGATATCGAAGAGACCCTCCAACTCGTCTTTTGCCTTAGATTCAGCGTATTCAATGGCTTCAGGTTCAATAAATCCCTCACGCCGACCTGTTTGACCCCAATCCGACTGAAACTCCTCGACGTATAGAATCAGATTGCCGTTTTTATCTAACCTATCTTTGGTGCGAACATGAAACACTTGGTTTTCCGCGTCGGGATAGTGTATTTCTTCGCTGAACAGCAATTCTGGTAATTTTAACTTGAAGACTGTCTCTACAGGGTTCTCTCCCCCCGGCAGAGTTGATGATTCCCAGCGTAGATTGCCCTCGTCACCCTCGAAAATGTTTTCATATCGCTCCAGAGCCGCGCTCAACTGTACCCTTGCCTCTTCTTGGCCCGGCACCTCGTCATCTAAGAAATTTCGCCCCTCTCGAAGTAAACGTGGATCGCTTGATCCTGATAAGTTGAATCCATATTCTTCATTACCAACCATAGAGTAAGGTGTCGGATTGCCGTCCACGGTTGCCGTGACTCGCTCTAGCGGCTGATCTAAATACTCCTGCTCCATGTCGAAATAAGCAGCATCGTACAAAATATCTTTGTCAGTGCTGTCCAAGACATCTAGGCTCGCGCCCTCAAAGAGAAAGTCACGGATAGATTCGTTATCCTCATCCATGATGTAGCTGAGAATGTTTTCGTTTCTGTTGTAGCCTACGTTCAAAGCGTCCCGCGCCAAGTCTTCGTCTTCCAAAATTTCTGTTATTCGAGCTGACTCAGGATCAAATTCTTTTTTGACGCGACCGATGACATCGGTGCTTCCTTCTCGGAAAACTGGCATCCCTTCGGTGACTTCGTCTACAAATTCAAAATTTGTCGCGTCTGGGCCAGTATCCAACACTCCAACAACCTCATCAGGGCCGAAGCCGGGAGCCTTGATGGCGAATCGATCTGCAAAAACGCCAAAACGGCCATCACGCGCTTCGCGATACGGGAAGTACGTCAGCTTTCTGCCATCATCCAACTCAACAAAAAAGCTTTGATTGGCTTCTTCAAAGCTCAAGACATCAGTGTCGAAGCCGATATTGCTTGGCGCTGAGCCTTTGTACTCTGTCGCGGTAAACTCTATCCTGTTTTCCTCAATGACCTTCAAAATCTCGTCTTGCGTCACTCGATCTTGCTGAAAAAGATCATCTAACCCTAAATCCTGTAGCTCTTGCTTCGTGACTCCGTTTTTCACGAACATGCGACGAGCATCATCACCCCGCATTTTTTTCTGAGGAGCGTTCAACGCGATTTCTTCAGCTTGGCTGTAAAAACCAAACTTATCGGTCTGAGCTTTTTTGATCAGGCGTCTCAGAAAACCCATTTTTCGTTACTCATAATCATAAATTTTGTTACTTTTCATTGGCTGCGCCTAAAAAAGTCCATTTCTAAGCTTCCCACACCACCACCACTGTTAGCGTTGGCGTCAAAGCCGATATCATTCATCAGGCGAGCCATTTTCATGGCTTTCAGCTTTTTGCCTGCTTCCATTTCTCTGTTTTTTATCGTTTTAGCCTTTAACCGACCAAAACGACTCATGTCTGCATCGGAAACGCCACCAACCAAACCGTCCAAAGCGCCCATTTGTGACAAATA